GTTCACTGCAACAAGAACTGGTATTGACTTCTCTGAAGTTATTGCTAGATGATCGTTTACTATTATTAACACGGGAGATTAGAAACCAATGGCAACACGTAACATTAACGATTTTAAGAATTCATTAAGAGGTGGGGTACGCCCTAACCTGTTTAATGTTCAAATTAACTTTCCTACAATTATTAATTCAGGTGGTGGAGGAAGCAGTACTTTAGAAGGTTTATCATCATTTCTTTGTAGGTCTGCTGCACTTCCTGCAAGCACACAAGGACTTATTGAAGTTCCTTTTAGAGGTCGTTTCCTTAAAATTCCTGGAGACAGAACCTTTGAAGCATGGACTGCAACGTTCTATAATACTAAAGATTTTAATCTTAGAAGAGCGTTTGAATTGTGGATTAATGCTGCAAACAAAACTGATGAGAATGTTGGTACTCTTGATTTTGGTGCAATCGGCGGAACTGGATCATATTTTTCTGATTTAGTTGTTCAGCAAAAAGCAAAAGATACAACAGATGAAATTTTAAGAGAGTATCACCTTATCGGTGCTTGGCCAACTAACGTTAGTGCAATTAATCTTGCATATGACAGCAACGATCAGATTGAAGAATTTGATGTTGAATTCCAATATCAATACATGGATGTTGGTGCTGGTAACTTCTCTGTTGGATCTGGTGATCTTACGACTCAATTTTAACTCGTCTAAATAATAACAACGGTTAATTTCATTTATTATTGAATGGCACAACTATTTGGATTTTCAATACAAGGTGAAGATCTTAAAAAGAAAGCGAAGGCAGCAACCTCCCCTGTTCCTCCTACTGACAATGACGCATCATCTACCATTACTCCCTATGGTGGATGGTTTGGTCATTATGTAGATCTTGATGACACAAAAAAACGTGACGAGATTAATCTCATTCGTCGTTATAGAGATATGGCATTACAACCTGAGGTTGATAGTGCTATTGAAGATGTAACAAATGAGGCAATTGTTACTGACAAAGATGATAGTCCTGTAGAATTAGAACTATCTAATCTAGAGGTATCTGAATCAATTAAAAATAGAATGAGAGAGGAGTTTGATCATATCAAACGTCTCCTTGATTTTGATAAATCTGCACATCAAATCTTTAGACGTTGGTACGTCGATGGTAGATTATTTTATCATAAAGTTATTGATTTAGAAGATCCTTCAAAAGGTTTACTAGAACTTCGTTATATTGATCCTCTTAAAATTAAAAAGGTTCGTTTGGTAGAGAAACCAGCGGTAGATGCAGATCAATTTAACAAATACGATTACGGTAAGACCACAGAATTTTTTGTTTATAATGCAAAAGGTGTAAACAATACTAATCAAGGAATTAAAATTGCAAAAGATGCAATTACATATGTCCCATCAGGTATTGTAGATCAGGGTAGAAACATGACCCTGAGTTATATTCATAAAGCAATCAAGTATCTAAATCAACTTAGAATGCTTGAAGATAGTATTGTTATCTATAGATTATCAAGAGCACCAGAACGTAGAATTTTTTACATTGATGTTGGTAATCTTCCTAAGATAAAAGCGGAGCAATACTTACGTGATGTAATGTCACGGTATAGAAATAAAATGGTGTATGACTCTAACACTGGAGAAATACGTGACGATAAAAAACACATGAGTTTGCTTGAGGATTTCTGGTTACCTCGTCGTGAAGGAGGACGTGGTACAGAAATTACTACACTTCCTGGTGGGCAAAATCTTGGTGAATTAACAGATATCAAATATTTCCAAACTCAACTCTATAAGGCACTTAATGTTCCGCCTTCTAGATTAGAAAGTGATAAGTCATTTGATCTAGGTAAGTCAGAAGAAATCAATAGAGATGAAATTAAATTTACAAAATTTGTAGGTCGTCTTCGTAAGAAATTTTCTGACCTATTGCATGATCTTCTTAAAACACAATTAATCCTCAAAGGTGTTATTGCACCTGAAGATTGGGAAGATATGAAAGAGCATATTCAGTATGATTATCTCTATGATAATCAGTTTGCTGAACTTGCAGATCTTGAGATGTTGGAGAAGAAGATGGAAGTTCTAGACAAAGTAGATCTCTATGTTGGTAAGTACTTCTCTCAAGATTATGTTATGCGTCAACTATTGCATTTTACTGAGCAAGAAATTGTTGAAATGCAAGACCAGATAAATAATGAAATCAAGGCAGGTCAAGTTCTTGATCCACTTGATGCGGTTGCTCAAGAAAAAGAAACCGCAGAAATTGATATGGAAACTCAAAAAGTTAATTTGAAAAACTTGAAAAATCCTCCTGCGTCTCAAGCGTCAGGAAACGTAAACACTAAATAATAACGAGGTTAAATAATGGAACCCACTAAAATCGTTGATATGGTTATGAAGGATCAACTTGCTGATGCTTCTGACGCTGTAAAAGATATGATTATGAACAAGGCAGCACAAATTCTTACTCTTGAAAAAGAAAAGGTTGGTGCTAATATGTTTAACCATTTAGAAAACGAACCCGAACAAACCGAAGATGAAACTGATCAGGGAACAGATTGAAGCAGTACAATTCATTGTAGAGGAAGAAGGATCTAAAAAGAACCACTTCATCGAAGGAATTTTCTTACAATCTGACATCAAAAATAGAAATGGACGTGTATATCCCGTAAATATTCTTGAAAAAGAAGTTAACAGATATAACGAATCTTATATTTCTAAAGATCGTGCACTAGGAGAACTTGGTCATCCTGAAGGTCCAACCGTTAATTTGGATCGTGTGTCCCATAAAATTGTTTCATTAAAGAAAGAAGGTCTTAACTTTATTGGTAAAGCAAAAATTCTTGATACTCCCATGGGTAAGATTGCTAAATCACTTCTTGGTGAAGGAGTCAAACTTGGAGTATCGTCTAGAGGTGTTGGATCACTTATTGAAAGAAGCGGAGTAAATTATGTCCGTGATGATTTTATGCTCTCTACTGCTGCAGATATTGTAGCGGATCCTTCTGCACCTGATGCTTTTGTTGAAGGTATTATGGAAGGTAAAGAATGGGTATGGAATAATGGTGTTTTACAAGAGAAATATGTCTCTTCTATAAAGAAAGAATTAGATCAAGCAACTTTACATAACATTCAAGAACGCAAAGTTTCCGCGTTTAAACAGTTCTTGAAAGGACTGTAATGTATAAATAAATTATAGCAAATACTACAGAATTATTAATAAGGAGAACTAGCACATGTCAGCATCAGTTGACCAGAAATTTGAAAATTTCACTGAAGAAACTCTTGAGGAGAAGGCACCAACTGATGGTGCTGGCAAAGCAGATCCTATGGTAGCTGCTACTATCCCTGCTCCACAAGATTCTTCTAAAGAAGATTTGGGTGGTCCTACCAACCAAAATTACAAGCAGGATAACGATTCCTCTAAGATTGCCAATAAGGGTACATCCAAGGTTAGCGACGGTCATGTGACCAAAAACGCTAAACCAGGTGATGCTGCTCCTGGTAAATTAAAGGAAGAAGAAACTTCTGAGGAAGAAGTAGTTGCAGAAACTACTGAACCAGAATTTAGCGTTGAAGAGGATGTAAATGCTCTTATCGCTGGAGAAGAACTTTCTGAGGAGTTTAAAGAAAAAACAAAAACAATCTTTGAAGCAGCAGTTAAAGCAAAACTTGCTGAAGAAACTAAGAAGATTGAAGAATCATTTGAGGCACGTCTTTCTGAGCAAGTTGATACTGTTAAGACAGAACTTGCTGAGAAGATGGACAAGTTCCTCAACTATGTTGCCGAAGAGTGGAAGAAAGAAAATGAAATCGAACTCCACAACGGTATCAAAATCGAAATGATGCAGTCCTTCATGGACGGCATGAAAAATCTTTTTGAAGAAAATTATGTAAAATTACCTGAAGAGAAATATGATGTTATGCAAGAGATGACAGACAAACTTGATGAAATGGAAGAAAAGCTCAATGAGCAAATTGATAAAAACGTGTCACTCAACGGTAAAGTTAACTCTTTTGTTAAAGAGTCAATTGTAACCGAAGTTTCTAAAGGTCTTGCCGATACTCAAGCAGAGAAGTTCGCTTCACTTGCTGAGAGTGTTGAGTTTGAATCTGAGGAATCCTTCAAGTCAAAACTAGAAACTATTAAGGAATCTTATTTCCCTAAAGCAAAAGTTGAATTGAAGGAAGACATTGCAACTGGTGAAGTTGCGTCCCCTGTAGAGGGTCCGATGTCTGCGTATGTAAACGCAATCGCCCGTTACGGGAAATAATTATTTACCACTTACTTTTACTTAAGGAATAAAAAAATGTTAGGTTTATCCCAACAACTCCAGGAGAAGTGGGCACCTGTTCTTGACCATGGTGATCTTCCAAAAATTGAAGATAACTACAAGAAAGCTGTCACATCTATTCTTCTAGAAAACCAAGAAAGAGTGATTCGTGAAGAGCGTCAGATTCTATCTGAAGCAATTCCAACAATGAGCACTGGTTCAAATGCTGCTGCTGGTGCAGGTTCAGGCAACGCTGGTTTCAGTTCTGATGCTACCGCTGCTGGTCCTGTTGCTGGTTTCGACCCAGTTCTTATCTCTCTAATACGTCGTGCTATGCCTAACTTGGTGGCATACGATTTAGCAGGCGTACAACCAATGAGTGGTCCTACTGGACTAATCTTTGCAATGAGAGCACGTTATGATGGTCCTGCAGTTACTAACGCTGAGACATTCTATAACGAAGTTAATCCTAACCAATCTGGTACTCAGGGTGCTAACGATGTTTCTGGTGCTGCTGATGCACTATCAGGAAACAACCCTGCAGTTCTAAACGATGGATTCACTGGTTCTAACGAAGCAACTGCTCAAGGTTACTATGGTGCCCCTGGTGCTATGGGAACAGAAGATTCTGAAGGTCTTGACAGTGACGGTTCTGCACCTGACTTCCGTCAGATGGGTTTCTCAATCGAGAAAATTTCTGTTACTGCTAAGTCAAGAGCACTAAAGGCAGATTACAGTATTGAACTTGCTCAAGATTTACGTGCAATTCACGGATTGGATGCTGAGTCAGAATTGGCAAACATTCTTTCATCTGAGATTCTTGCTGAGATCAACAGAGAAGTTGTTAGAACTATCTACAAGTCCGCTAAACGTGGTGCTCAACATGACACTGCTACTGCTGGTACTTTTGACCTAGACGTTGACTCCAACGGTAGATGGTCAGTTGAGAAGTTCAAAGGACTTCTATTCCAGATCGAAAGAGATGCAAACGCAATCGCACGTGAAACTCGTAGAGGAAAGGGCAACATGATCATGTGCTCTGCTGACGTTGCTTCTG